CCCAAATGGGGAACTGGGCACATCCATGCCACACAACTTGCAAGGTGCCAACGGTGGCCCGGAATGACTCAACCTCATCCGGCAAGCTCCCTTCATCCAAAACCGTCCAAGTGCGGTAATGTTCTCCGGTGGGGTAGCACAGTGAAAAACACTCGGAGGGCCGATGGACGCCGAGGGCAACCAAAAAGTCTTCCGAGCAGGCCCCCAAACAACTGACAATCTGCGCCCAAAAAAGTCGCAGAACCTTGTTCGTCGACGTGCGCACTGCCGGTGAACAAGGCAGCGTGGGCACAACTTGGCTGTGCCGGAGCTGCCAGACAGTGAACGCAACGCTGTTCTGTCCAATTGGTGGGTAAGGTACAGTGGGCAAAGACGATCCGACACCGCCGCCGTCTTGATCTTGCTCTCCCCCCTGGGCCAGCCGCTGCATGTCGCGGCGAAGGCCATCTTCGTGGGGGTTGTGTGCTTGACGGTTGGTCTTGGTGATGCCGGTATACGTCCGAAGTCTCTGTTGACTGAAAGTAAGGTTAGGTGTAAGCCTCTGTCCATCAAGCGGTAGCCTGAGAGTCTCAGGCCTCTGGTCTTGGGCGGGCTGTCCGCCGGTACTGCTGAAAGCTGTAGCCATGTAGACCGCTTGGTTTTTGGTTTGTGCGTACAGAAACCGCCACGCCTGGCGGATCGAAGAGTAGTAGTGGAGATGTTCACGGATGACACATAGGCCAAAAAGTAATCATCGTAACCCTATCCAACAACATCAGGAATCGAAGGGGTGCACAGCTGGGAAGTGGTTGGCGGCCCACGTGGGCCCAAAGATCCTCGATTTCTTTGCTAAGACTGAGGCCAACAAAATCCCAAACCGTTCCTCTCAAGTCAAGTAGCCCAAAGACGCCCATGGGTGCGCGGCGATGCCCGCAAACAAGGGACAGAGGTGTGTTCAGCGTTGTTAGTATGCTTCGGTTTGGGAACCTAGCGGCTTAACCTGGTGTTCACTCCGCACTTTCGACTCCAAGGAGGTGCGGACCTTCCACCCGGCCAGGGATGCATGCACACAACAACTAGTTGCGACGGTTCAACTGAACACAGCGGGGTGACGCTCGGGAAGCAGCCAGAAAGCACCCGAACTCCCTCGCACACACAAGCTCTTAGGGTCTTGACATGATGGTGTTGTTGAGTAGGCCGATCAATTTGTATGTGACAAGCGTGAGAGTTGAGGGCGGTCTGCCTGTGTAAACACCGGCCCGGACGCCAGCAGACCGCGAGGACACGCCCACTGCACCTCAAAACGGGGTGGGCGTGACGAAACGATGTCCG